TTTGGCCCTGCTGGACTGACTTAATCTAAAAAGTGATGAATTTACTATTGTTAATTTAATTTTAGAATGTTATATTAACTCCTGATTTAAACAATTAGGAGTTTAATATGCCATTACTAAGAGCCGATGCCGAGCGACTTTCTAATAACCAGTTAGTCTCAGGCGTCATTGAAGAAATTATTAAGCGTGACGCTATTTACGCATTGCTCCCTTTCGTTGGCACTAACCATAAGGCTTATGTGTACAACCGTGAAGGTACTATTCCGACCGTTAGCTTCTACGATGTAAACAGTGCAATTGGGGAAGGTGCGCCAACCAATTCACAAGTTACCGTAACTCTCAAGATTCTCGCTCACAACGTTGATATCGACAAGTTCCTTTCAGGTACTATGAACGATACCAATAACCAAGTTGCTGAAGCACTTGCTGGTGCAGCTAAGGCTGTTGACCAGAAGTTCCGCGATACTCTTGTTAACGGTGATACTGGCGTAGATGCTCTTTCCTTTGACGGTATGAAGAAGCTCGTTACTTCAGGTCAGACCATTGATGCTGGCACTAACGGCGCTGCTCTTACTTTCGACATGCTTGACCAACTTATTGACCAAGTTCTAACTGGTCGTCCAGATGCACTCATTATGCGCTTTGGTACTTATCGTGCCCTCAAGGCTCTTATGAGAACATCAGGTGGTATGGTTCCAGAACAGCTTAAGATTCGTGAATTTGATGGTACTGTTCCTGCATACGATGGTATTCCTATCATTCTTTCAGAGTACCTTCCTGCCAACGAAACTCTAAACGCTGGTTCAAACCTCTGTTCAATTTATGCTGCTCGCTTCAATACTTCTGATGGCCTTCACGGTATTTACGGTGAACCAACTGCCGGTGTTGTAGTTGAAAATCTAGGGACTCGTGAGTCTTATGACGCATGGAGATACCGTCTTAAATGGTATGTATCTCTTGCTCTTAAGAGCACTAAGAGTATCGCCCGCCTACAGGGCATTACAAACACGTAACTTGCTAGGTTAAGATACTTGCGATATACTAGGGCGAAGCTTTCGGGCTTCGCCCTTTTATTTTATCTAAGGAATTTTATGAATATTGTACGCATTGCTGCACCCGGTTGGGAAGGCTATTCGGATTTGTTAGGTGGCGTTCCATTCAAAGATGGTGTTTCTGAACGACCATTAACGCCACAAGAAATGGCACGAATTGGTGCGAGTATTAAGCTAGTAAAGGTCGATAACAATGAACAAGTGGGAGCTTCTACGATTATGGCTTGTTCTCGTAATATATCAGCAGAGGTTGTCCCGGCTCTCAAGAAAGCTTCAGAAGCTACGCCTAAAGAAGTAGAACCCAAATACAGTAAGGATAGACTCGAAGAAATTGCTTCTGAGGGTGGTATCAAAGCTATTAGGGAAATCGCTAAGGAATTTGACGTTAAGGGCGTCGAAATTAGTAAGATGATTGATGAAATCATGAAGGTTCAGTTGGGTACCAAGGAAGAAGAATAATGCTTGAATTTGCATCCAATACTGATGTTACGATAGAGATTCCATATGAGTATAACGGCACTCAACTGACTTTAACAAATTTTGAATATGAAGTGCTAGATGCTAGTGGTACTGCTGTTGTAGCTCGTCAAGTTGATCCTGACTTTAACGCTGGCAATACATCTTCAACGTTAACTATACCAGCAAGTGCTAACACAACATCAGCCAAAAGGGATGCTCGCCTTCTTAATTGCTATCTGACTAATGCTAGTGGTGAATATGTAGTATCACAGGCATACGTGCTGAAGGGCAATGTGCTTCAACTGACACCGTTGACGGACAGTTTTATGACCTTTCCACAGTCGGTCTTGGTACGGGTCCAAATGGCAGAAGAACAAGATTATTTTGATGCATTAAGTGACGAATTAAAGGCTGTCGCATTAGAAGAGTCATTTAATCGCATTGCTAATCTTAAATTTAAGGTAGGCACGACAACTATCCTTGATATAAAATCAATGACATTGGGGGATTTTAATGCGCTAGACCCTGCCTTTCTATTGGACCTTCGTAAAGCACAAATTACTGAAGCAAATAATATTGTAGAGAACAGCCCAATTCGAGATAAAATTCGCTCAGGCATTATTTCAGAAACTATCGGTGAGTCTTCAATGTTCTTTCAAAGGTCAGGGTTTCCAGTGAATAAAAGCGGTCTATCAGATGATGCCGAATTATTCTTAAAGAAGTGGATTTATAACGATGCCGCAAGTTCTCAATCTTGGCGGCTATATAGAGCCTAATGCTAAGGCAATCAGAATTCACTAGCGTAGCGAATGAGGTTTCAATAAGGTATGACCATTTTCTAGAAACGATTCTTGCTTCTTATAATCGCACCATTTTAGCAGCAGACCTTTCTCCTCGGTCTATTGAAGGTTTCAAAAAAGAAACAGCAAATATTCTCAAACACTACCTTGAAAGAGAAGTAACAGAGATCGTTACTTTATATCAAAGATTATTAGCTGATATCGCTACTGACACACAGCAACTTCCAGTAAAAGTAACCGAAGATGAAGATTGGACGGAGCATTTAAGCGAAAATACACATTTCCTTTATGAAGCTATTAAACTTCAGGCTGCAAAAGACGTTCTTTATGTCACAAACTTCTTAAGAACAAAAGTTATAGCTCTTCATTCATTGAATGACGGCCAGATTGCTTATAGCCTCGTTTATAATCATAAAGATTTAAATTTCTATTATACCGATAAGCTTGGCCGTAAAATCAATTCAACTAAATATGTCCGTACAATTACCAGAGATTTCATGGTTAAGAATTATAATGACTTAATAGCCGGTGCAGCAATTCTAAATGGAATAACAGAAGCTACTATCGAGAACACAGATGAAGGTCACAAGGACAACGGTAAAATCATTGCAATAAATAACCCTAATAGAGTAAACTACTTTACTATTAGGGAAGATGTATTTCATCCTAATAGTAACTCTATTTTAAGGATTAGCTAGTGTTCATTCCTAACCGTATTGCCTACATAAGACGTAAATCTAAAACTACTGATATGTATGGTCAACACACATACGGTCAGAAAGAAGCTATTCATTATGCATTGGTAAGATATGATACGGTAATTGAAGACTCGACTGTTCGTGCAGACTCTTCAGCTACAAGAGGTAATATTAAAGAGTTTCACGCATCGGGACGTATTCTAGTTGAAAAAAGACATAATCCTGATTTTGGCGATTTGGTTATTGTTGAAGGTAGAGTTTATCAAATCAAAGGCGTCGAAATTCGCTTTAATGTTTTAGGTAAGCTAGACCATTATCAATGTGAGCTAGAGAAATATGAAGATTTGTACGGGGATGAATCATAATGGGTATGCGTTATTCAAGCCAGTTTAATCTAGATAAGCTCCGTCAAAATCTGTTTGCTCGTCAAGGTCGATACTATAAAGGTATGCGTGATGGTGCTGAAATTGGTGCCGAGATAATCATGGCTAAAAGTCAAGAAAACTCTCCTGTAGATACTTATAACTTAGAAGAAGCACATCATATTGAAACTACCCACACTGCGGCTGATAACGTTAGAGTAACTATAGAAGTTAGCGGTATTGGATACGGTTCAGAGCATCCTAGGGACGTTGAAACCTATGCAATGCTGGTACATGAAATGTTAGCCCCATACGGGGCAGGAGAGCTTAATGGTAAGCCTTTTAGCATTGGGCCTAAGAGCCGAGCCAAAGCTGCCACCGGTAAGGCTGTTGGTGGTAAATTCCTCGAACGTGCAATTGAATCTGAAAAGGCAAAAGCTATCCAAGCTATTCGTGAATCTATTCGGAAAAATAAATAATGTATGAACACGCTGATATCCTTACCCTGTTAGAGAATGCGGGCCTTGGCACCGTTGGTACGGATATCTTTGCGTATCATTCACCCGCTGAAGCTCATAACTGCATAATTGTTTATCCTTCTAATGATCCACCCCCTGTAAGTCCAGAAACCCCATTTTATTTCCGTGGTAAATTTCAGGTAATTGTTAGAAATAGTGATTATGCTGCTGGTATTGAAGTTTGTAAGGCAGTCCAAGCTGCACTGACTTTTTATAATACCGAAACTGCTCAAATGAATGTGAAAGAGTGTAGGCCACTGTATCAGGCACGTATTTATCGTCGTAGTGGTAGCGGCGACTTGGAAATGAGTATTAATTTCTCAATTACTTACGTTCAGAAATAAGTTTTACTTGTTTTAGCTTTATGATATACTCCATAGTGATTTTACTTTTGGAGATATCTAGATATGCCTTATACAAACACCAATGCTGACAACGTTCAACTAGGCACTTGCTCAGTGGTATTCGGTTCTGCTGACCTTGGCCTTACTAAGGGCGGCGTTGAGGTTGACCTAACTACTGAAACTTATAAGATTGTCGTTGACCAATTCGGCTCAACTGAAATCAACGAATATATTACAGGTAGAAACGCCACCGTTAAGGTTCCTCTAGCTGAAACCGACCTTGCAACCCTTGCTCTCGTTATTCCGGGTTCAACCCTCGTAACAGATGGTACGACTCCTACCAAGAAGAAGATTAATGTTACTACGACCACAGGTACTTCACTTCGTACCTATGCTGACGTTCTAACTCTTCACCCAATTGCACAAGCTACTAGCGCAAAGAATTATGACTTTGTTGTTCCTATTGCTTGCCCCAAGGGTGAATTCAACTTTGCCTATAAGCTAGATGAAGAGCGTATTTATATGGTTGAGTTCTATGCTCTTCCTGATTTGACTACTGGTCTTCTCTATGTTATTGGTGATGCTTCTGCTACTCCATAAAGAGTAGATTGAAATAGTCCCTGCCCTTGGTTTGTTACAGGGGCAGGGATTGCTCTCTCCAAAATAAAAGGTGTAAATGACAAAAGTAATCAATCTCGACCAACTTGAAACTCGTAAGGATCGGGCTGTTATCCTTAAAGGTAAGGAGCATATTATGAAAACCCTTACCGTCAAAGATTATATCTTACAGCTAAAGACTCAACAGGAACTTGAAAAGCTTTCAGCAAACGTTGAGCAAAATCCCGATACTGCTGACCGTCTTATCGAACTTACTGTTGACGCACTAAGCCAATTGTTCCCTACAATTGAACGGGAAGACCTCTTATCGCTTAATATGGATCAGCTTAATGCCATGCGTGGCCTCGCTGAAGGCTTTGCCGAAGAGGAGGCACCAGATGCGGAAGATACGGGGGAATCGACGGGGAAGGAATAGCAATTGAAGCTATTGACCTTCCCTTTTTTATAACCCGCGTTAGTCGTTATTATTCTTTAACTTACGACTCTATCTTAGACCTTCCATTAAGAGTTTTTTCCTTATATAATAAAAACGTTAGTCGCTTACGTGCTGAAGAAGATATGCGGCTAATACAATTACTTGCATCTTCTCAATATGCTCAAGCCTACGAAAAAATCACCACGAAACTTAGAGACGAATACGGTGAGCCTGTAATCAAGAAACGTAGCGGCATTATTCCTATGCAAGTGGATGCTTGGGAAAGACTGAAGGCTCTAAATGGCAGCAATTGATAAATTAGTTATTGAAATTACAGGTGATGCTTCTGGTTTGACTAAGGCTCTTAGTCAGTCACAGAAGAATCTTACCTCATTCAATGCTAACGTTATCGCTGGCAATAGAGCGATTAATACATTCGTTGGTGCCTTAACAAAGGGTGCTGGTGCTGCTGGTAGATTAGCTGCTACCGTTAATGAAGTTAAGAGCACATTTACTGGTCTTAATCGAAACGTTAGTTCAACAGCTAGCGCAATTGGTCGATTAGGTAGTTCTGCACGTACAGCTAATAATGACATTAAATCCTTTGCATCGCAGCTTTCTAAGCTCGCTGGAAGCTTTGAACGAATTTCGGGTGCTTCTAAAAGCGCCCAAGCTGCAATCAATTCATTACAGCGCAGAGTTGCCGCCTTAGGGACCACGGTATCTGCTGTTAATGGTAACATGCGTACTTTCAATCGTACCGTTGAAATGGGAACAGCCGGTGCTAGGGCTGGCGGTATCATTGTTAATAATTATGGTAGAAATCTTGAAGGTGCTGGCGGCTCTGCGAATCGTGCTAGCGGTATGTTTAGTAGGCTTAACAAAGCAAATATCACTTTAATGGAGGGTTTTCGTAGGCACGTTGCTCAAATCACTGCCCTTAGAACTCTAACTTATCAGGCTATTTTCTGGTTTAGTCCTTTAATTTACAGCATTATTAAAGTTAACGCCCAATACGAGAAGCAAATGCAGCTTCTTAAAAATTTATCTGGGATTCAGGACGAATTGGGGAAGCAAAAATGGGCCGAACAAACATATCGACAGCTAATCCAATTAGCGAATACGAATCCTTTCTCTTTAGGACAAATTACAAATACTTTCGTGCGAATGAAAGTTACTGGATTGGACCCTCTTAACGGCTCTCTTCAGACCTTAATGGATTCTATCGCTGCTTTTGGTGGCGGCAATGAGGAACTTGAACGTGCCGGTATCGCACTACAACAGATGGTTGGTAAGTCAGCCGTTTCAATGGAAGAACTTCGTCAGCAATTAGGTGAGCACATTCCTGATGCTATGAGCGCCATGGCAAAAGGCATGGGTCTTTCTATGGCGGAATTTTATAAACAAGTTCAGCATGGCACTGTAGAGTCACGAAATGCTATTGCTAAAATGATTGCTGTGTTAGCAAACGACCACTATAACGCAGCAAAAAACATGATGAATACATGGAATGGTTTGCTTGCTAGAATGGGAACTGCTTGGCAAACGTTCGTTGCTCACTTAGAGCATGGTAATAATGGCAACACATTTATTAAAGCTTTGAAAGAACAAGTAGAAGACCTAATTAGATTTCTCAATACTCCTGCGGGGGTTGTATTTGCTCATGATATAGAAAATTCGTTAATTAACGTTGTTCATGTTATAAGTAGCGTTATAAAGCTTGTATATGAATGGCGCGATGTAATTGTAATTGCCGCGAAGACGTTTGCTGTGTTTTGGGGTGGTAGATTGATTATCGGTTCTATTCTAGGAGTGATATCTACATTTGTTAAATTACGTTCTGCTATTCAGTTAACAATTTTGGTGTTGGCTGCTCTGAGAGGAGGATTAGTTTCTGCTCAAGCCGCTGCCGTGGCTATGGGAGTCGATATCAAGCTAGCGACTACCGCGACCAACATGCTTGGCGGTGCCGCTGGTACTGCAAATGCTAGGCTCCTAACCCTTATTGGTACGTTTGTACGAAGTGCTACTGCTGCTGGTATTTTAGCTGGTTCAATTTGGATGATTGTTAACGCGCTCAACGCTAAAACCCTTGCAGAAAGAAATGAAGCTTTAGCACAAGCTGGTGCAGAAGGTACACCTTGGAAAGATGATAAAGAACGTGCAGCAGCTTTAACTGACCTTAGAAGGCAAAAATTTTATCGTGATAAGGGGTTATATGTAGATACTAGCGGTAATATTCCTCGCTTTCACCGATGGGATGATAAGGCAGAAGAAAGATATCAGAATGCTATCGTAGGTTATAATCAGAGACAAGAAGTAACAAGAAATATCACTTCGCAAAATATCAATCAGCGTTATTCAGATTATCTAGAAAAGGGCAATCCAATTTCGTCTGTCGAAAGTTTTTGGTTAAATCAAAAGAAAGATGTGACAGACCCTAAACAGCGACAAGCACTTGAATTACAACAAGCAAGGGCAATGGCTGGTGCGGCCTCAAATTATTTAATGACATTGGAACACAAGCGAGACGACAAGTCACTAAATCCCGACCAACGCCAAGCACTTGAAGCTAAGATTTTAGAAGTGCAAAGAACAAAGGACTCTTATGACACTAATGTAACGGCTCTGTCTTCACCAAATGTTTCAATTGCAGGAAATAAAAAAGGCAAGAAAAACAAAACAAAGAAAAATCCCCTTGAAGGCGCAGAGAACTCTTTTGCCAACGAACACGTTCGCACTGCTGACCTAGAGCATCAATACGAAGACCTTAAGAACAATACTAGCACTGAATTTGATGGTGAAGCGGCTCTTAAAGAGGGTCAACGGCTAGCTGGTTTAATTAAGACCAAAGAAGCTCTTAAGCTTGCTCGTCAGGCTGAACGGGATCGTCAAGAAGAGCTTAAGAAGAGCATTAAGGTTGAGCAGGCTATCCACGATATTGAAGATAAGAAAGCTGAAACCGAAGCTGAACTCCATGAAGGGCTAGAAGACTTAACGACTAGCTATGTATCAGTATCTAGTCAAGCCAACCGTTATCGTGAAACGCTAGAACGCGAAAAGAAAATTGAGCTTCAAATTGTAGAAGCTCGCATGGCGACAGGTAATGCAACGCAGGACCAGATTCGCCAATATGTAGCTCTTAAAGAAGCTATCAACGGGGCCGTTAGAGCTAAGCAAGCTGAGCTTGTCGTTGAAGCAGCTAAGGAAGCTAAAAGCGCTAATGAAGATTATTATGCTACTCTAAGAAGTCCTATTCAACAGGCCGATTATGAGTCAAGAATTGAAAAGGCGAAATATCAAGACGCTCTAAATAATGCTATCGCTTTAGCCAACAATGAAAAAATAGTTGATGAAGAACTTGCTAGCGCAAAGGCTCAACTTCTAGCACAAACTAAAAAATTGAGTGATGCTGGTAAAACACAAAATGAAATCGAAAGCGATGCAATTGTAATTAGTGCCAAGAGAACAATTACTCAGGACGAAGAAACAAAGTCTGCTATCGCTTCAATTCCTTACTTACAAGAGCGCATTCGCATTCTTCAAGAAGAGGATGCCATCCGCCATAAATGGAATGGCGCTGGCGGCCCAATGCTTGATTGGGCCAAGAAAGCTTCTGCTGACTTTACCGACCTAGGCGCAAGCATGGGTAACGTGCTTACCGGTGCTATGGATGATTTCATCAACGGTTTAGCGGAAGGTAAATTAGCTTTTAAAGATTTCGCTAAAACTGTTCTTAAGCAACTATTGCTTATCATTATTCGTGGGTTGATCGCTAAGGCAATCATGTCTGCTTTAGGACTTGGTGGTGCCTCTACTAGCGTTCAAAATGCTGACATTTCAATGACTGGTGTTGACCAAAGTGTTGCGAGTGGCGCTGGTATTCTACATAGTGGTGGTATTGTTGGTAGTTCTGGTATGACTAGAACGGTCGATCCTGCTCTCTTCACTTTTGCTAAGCGGTATCATACGGGCGGTATCGTTGGCTTACGTGACAATGAATATCCTATCATTGCAGAACGGGGCGAAGGTGTCTTCACCAAAGAACAAATGACAGCAATGGGTGAGACTAATAAGGGTTCAAATGTACAAGTTAATGTGATAAACCAAACTGGTGTGCAAGCAGATGCAGAACACAAAGGGTCTAGATTCGATGGTGAAAAGTGGGTTGAAACAATTGTATTGAAAAAAATTGCTACCGCTGGCCCGATTAGAGACGCCTTAACTGCTGTTACTAAGAGGAACCGCTAATGACAGATTTTCCATCAGCACTAGCTGATTTACAAGACTCATCAAAATTTGGTTTTGAACAAGAGGACGTTGGTATTAGGTCAGAAATGGAAGGTGGATATGTTTTAACGCGACCAAGACATACTCGCACCCCTCGTAGAACATGGCATACCGGTTTCACTGATTTAAGTGATGCAGATAAAACTACCTTTGAAAATTTTGTAGCAGTGCAAGGTACATATCTTGCGTTTAATTACACATTACCAGTAAGCGGCACAATCGTTAATGTTCGTTTTAAAGAAATTCCTAAATATGAATACAAAGGTTTTGGAGCAAATTTAAGATGGAACATTAATGATATTACATTAGAAGAAGTTTAATGAGTTCCAAACATTTAAATCTTTCAACTGTTGTTGATAAAAATAAAGTCAGTAGCGATAAAGCCTTTCTAATTTTGTTCAAGGTGGTAGTTAAAGATTATCTTGGTGCCACAGTTGATACACTACATTTTGCTAAAAATAGCGCTAATGTTGTCTTTAATGGTGATGTTTACCAAGCAGCTAACTTTGATTTAGATATTAAGGTAGAAGAAGCTAAAGAGCCTAGTGTTACTCTTACTGCCCAAGACCAAACTAAAACTCTTTCTACATATATTGATTTATATGATGGTCTAGTGAAGAGTGATGTAACATTATATATTGTCCATGAAGACTCTTTAGATGGACCTCCTGAAATGAGTGAAGATTTTATCGTAACTGACGCGACAACATCTGAGTATGTTGTGACAATGACTCTTGGCTTAGAAAGCGCCGTAGCACAACGTTTCCCTAACTTTAGACAGTTTAGAAATCGCTGTGCTTGGAAATATAAAGGTGAACGTTGTAAGTATTCGGGCGCTATGCCAACTTGTGATTATACAAGGGATGGAGCTAACGGTTGCATTGCTCACTCTAACGAAGTGAATTTTGGCGGGTTCCCCGGTATTAATGACCTCTTCTAATCTTACAGATTATATTGGTATCCCTTTTGAATATGGCGGCAGGGACCATAACAAGCTAGACTGTTATGGACTAGTCATGCTATTATACAAAGAGTTACATGATATTGAGATTCCTGATGTAACTTCTCCATCGTTTATTAAAGATATTCATGACCTCGTAGCCGTGGAAAAGCTCAAATGGACTCCATCTGAGCTAGAACCGGGAGTAGTTATTATATTCAGTATTAAAGGCTATGGTGCTCACGTAGGTTATTATCTTGGAGAAGATAAGATGATACATACTTGGGAAGCTACTGGTGGAGTTACAATCGAAAGATTAGGATTATCTTGGAAGCATAGAATTTTAGGTGTTTATAAGTGGGAACAGAAGAACAAGTAGTTAAAGTTGGTCTAGTTTATAACGCTTTCGACCCTACGAACGTTGTACGCGAAGAGCTACTTTATCAAAAAGACAAAACACTAAAACATTATATTGAAGGTCTTCCTGATACGTGTGATTGGAGGATTGGCCTCAACGCAATTCCCGTTGAACCTAAAGATTATGACGAACTTATTCCTGCACCGAATGATTATATTTCTGTAGTTTCTGTACCACGTGGCGGAAGCGGTGGTAAAGACATTCTTCGTCTTGTAGCACTAATTGCTGTTGTCGTTGCCGCTGGTATCCTCCTAGGCCCCGGTGCTTTCGGTATTACAGGTTTGGGTTTAACGGGTACTACATTCGCAGTGGCATTTGCCGCATCGGTTGCAGTTGGCGCTTTTCTAGTTAACTTAGCATTGCCACCTACCCAACTTAAATTAAAAAGCGATGCTGATGGTCAGACCTACGGTTACGATGGAGCAAAAAATACAGCAAAAGAAGGTATTACTCTTCCTGTAGTTTATGGTCAATTCCGAGTAGCTGGTAACTATGTTGACGTATTCACTGAAAATGTGGGTGACGACCAATACCTATATGGCCGAGTTGTTCTTTCCGATGGTGAAATTGATTCTGTCACCGGCGTTCCTGAACTTAACGAGCAACCTTTAACTGACTACAAGGGAGTAGAATACGGCTCAACCCTTGGAACCTTAGCTGACCCCGTTAATACTCGTTTCAATAAGGCGAAGTCTCAGTTTTTTAGACAAGATAAACTAACAACAACCTATACTGAATATACTACCACAGATGAAATTGATGCGTTCGAGATTGATTTTATCTTCCCTCAAGGTTTGACTGATATCAATACCAAGACGGGGGATAAGGGTAATTTCAGTGTTACAGTTGAAATTCAATATGCTCCTTTTGGCACAACAGATTGGACTAATCCGGGTAGCACTAATTCAGCTACTTCTCCGTTAACGCTGTTTACCGGCTCTTCTCCTGTTAATACTCATTTTTCTCTCCTCGTTAGAGGCCACGATGCAGTTGGCGCAATTAATGGAACAGCAACCTATAGCGTAGAATATAGTCCTGCTGGTGCTGGTACATGGACTACATATCAAACATTCAATGACCAAAGCACAAGCTTTTCTACTAGCAGAGATTTAACTGGCATTGGCGGCGATTACAGTAGATTCGAAAACGTTCTTCCTGACGTTGGCTCTGTAGGTTTCTTCACCGAATATCCACAACGCACAGTTAATTTAACACTACCTTCTGGTAGTTATGATTTTAGAGTTACTGGCGATGGCACACTACTTGCTACATATGTTGGCACCGCTACAGTTGCTCCGGGTTCAGCGGGTGCTTCTGGCAGTACACAAGTTACATATACTGATCGTCGCACGGTAGCTATTCGTAAGACTTATAAATCACCTACATTACCCCGTTCAAAATACCATATTCGTTTTCGAAGGACTACTGCCGAAGATTTAGGGCATCCTGATTGGATTAGTCAACTAAATTGTACTGCTGTTGCTGAAATTCAACATTCAAACGTTTCATTACAAAGTGTTGCTACTGGCTGGTATGTAGCGAAAATGACAGACCAATTACAAGGAATCCCAAATATTACTTGGTTGGTTAAAGGCGTTAAGGTTGATATCTATGACGTTAACGGTAACGTCACTGCTACTCAATGGTCTGACAATCCGGCTGATATTGCCCTTGATATGCTTATTGGCTCTAGAAGAGGAGCATTAAGAGGAAAACTAGATGTTGATTGGCCCGCCTATGTTGCATGGCGTGACCATTGCACTGCCGAGAGTCTAAAATTTAACGGCGTCTTCGATGATATGACGACCTTATGGGACGCTTTACAACAGGTTTACAGGGTTGGTAGAGCTATGCCTGTTCGCGTTGGGACAAAGCTTTCTGTCGCGGTTGATAAAGCTAGCGAACCTGTAATGCTTTTTGGCCCCGGCAATATTTACAAGGACTCATTTCAAATTCACTATCTTTCGTTAGCTGATAGAGCTAACGAATTCGAGGTAGATTATTTTGATAAGGACGACCGTAACAAACAACATACAATTCGTATCGCCGATCCTGATGCAGCCCAAGCTGGTGAAATTCCAAAGACTGCTCAATATACTCTTTTCGGCGTTGATAATTTTGACCAAGCACAAAAAGAGGTTTGGTATCAGTTATATAATAATAGATTAGCTCGCCGCGTTGTTACGTTCGATGCGCCTGTTGAATCAATCGGTTTAAATATTGGTGATGTTGCTTTAATACAACATGACCAAGTTGATTGGGGTTTTAGCGGTAGAGTCGCTAGTGCGGCAAGTTCTAGTCAGATAACGCTTGATAAAGAAGTTGAAATAGAATCTGGCGAGTCTTATCTCCTCTTAATCATTCATGATAAATTAGAGCGCTTTACTTGTAATTTTACGAACCTAGCGGGTAATACCTATTCGCTAAGTGGTATGAGCGCTACAACGTTTACTGAAGACCAAATTAAACGCATTCAGACAGATACAGGCGATGAAGCCGCAGTGCTAGTGTATGATTACCTAGGCAGCGGCAATGCTACTGTAACACTAGATAAGACCATTACAGGCACTACAGCGAGCGTTTGGGACGTTGACGTTATCGAAGAAAAGGCAGTTAGTACAGGCGTTGGCCTTCATACTACGGTTAATGTATCGGGTGGTTTTTCAATTACTCCTGCTCAGTACTCAAACTATATGTTTGGAAAAGTTGACTCTGTTAAACGGCCATTCCGTCTAAGGTCAATTAGCGGCGATGGTTATGAACGTAGAACACTAACCTTTGGCGAATATAACGACTTTGTTTATAGCCCGCCCGAAACTCCAATCCCGCCGCCAACTGCCAAGCCTCCTACATACCCCAATCATGTAACTGGATTAAACCTTACCTTAGAGCCAATTCGTACCGGTACTACCGTCACTGGCGTTCTATCATGGGTTGTAGGCGATATCCTTCATTATGCTGGTGTTGATGTTTATATTGCCACCAATGGTGGTGATTTTGTTTTCTATAATACTGTAATGAACACAAGCACGATGATGATACAACTACAGGAGGGAACTTCTGTAGATATCAAAGTTGTAGCATTCAATGACAGGGGCTTCAGAGCTAACTTTAATACCGCTCCTACAATCCACCAAACAGTTGGTACTGTTGCTGGTTCTCTTGTTGAACCTACAGACCTTACTTGGACTCTTATTAGAATTGATTATATGGCAAGCGGTTCACTGTCATGGACTCGTGGAGATAGTGGCTTGGGTAACTTCTCGCCAGTTACTAGAGTCCAAATTCAGTTTAACGGAGCCGGTGATTGGATTGATAAAGGTGTAACCCAAGAGACTATTCTTGAAGTACACGACATTCCAGCAGGAAACCATACTGCTCGTATTCGTACCGAGAACACTACGGGTCAAGTTTCGGATTGGGTTGAACAGAGTTTCGCTGTTGTAGCGCCGACTCTTGTTAATCCTACCTTCGCTACAGACGGTAGTGCTCTTAACCATACTATGAATACAGATAGCTCAGCAAATATCAGTGTTGAGTGGTTATGGGCTGGCTCAGAAGATGATATTGATGGTTTTCAAATCATTAGTCACCAAGCAAGTACTAATGCTATTTATACCTTAGGTACTGACATTAGTAGTGAGACTATTAATACTACGACTCCCGATAAACGCATTTTCTATTACTATGGTGTTCCTTGTGACCAGTTCTACACAATTTACTTAAGGGCTTATAAATTCGTTCACCCTTCGTTCGCTGCGAGTGGTATTATTTATTCAACCGCAAACCATCCAACTTTTACTGGTGAATATCCTTATCAACCAAGCGCAGATGTTACTTTTGGTGGTGACGTTACTGGCACTATCGGTGGTGTCCCGGTTGAAGATATTATTGCTGGTGGTGGTGATACCGATCCACCATTAATTCCTAGCGGTTTAACTTTATCAAGTTCACTTGAAGATAACCCTGATGGAACGCAATGGGTTAAATTACTTGCTGAATGGACGCCGAATACTGAACCTGATTTAGCCAGTTATGTTATTGCGTTAAAAGAAGACACAAGCGATTACATTGAATTCACTGTTAGTGGTAGCTTAACTTCATTTTATTGGTCCGTCCTAGCTTCGACGCCCTATACGGCGAAAATTAAAGCGCTGGATAGCAATCTTAACAGCAGTGGCTATTCTGCCCCTGTTAGCCATACAACCCTCGCTGATACGGTCGCTCCTGCCGCTCCTACGGCTCTTTCTGGTTTAGCTGCAATTACTAGCATCTTCTTATCATGGACTAATCCGCCTGATGCGGACGTAACCAAAATCAAAGTCTATGAAAATGATGTAAACGATTCATCAACTGCGACTAATATTGCTACGGTATTGGCAACTCCGAACTCACAAGGTAGATTCACTCGGTCAGGATTAGCGACCGGAGTTACAAAATACTATTGGGTTAAAGCTGTAGATATATCAGGCAATACGTCAGATTTTAGTATTGGTACAAATGTCACAACAGCACAAGTTGGTACTGGCGATATCGCAGCTTTCTCAATCACTGCTGCTCAAATCGCCGCTGGTACTATTTCCGCCGATAAGTTAGCCGCTGGTATTATTACAGGCGACTTAATTCAAACAGGAACGAGTCTCCCCGGAAGTATTACGGTTGGCACTACCGGTGTAACAATTCAAACGATTGCTGATTACGCGATTGACCCCGCTGCTAGAATTAACGCTAATACTACCCAAATCTTACCCGGTTTGGTTCTGATTAGTGGAAGCACGACTCTATCAGATTGGCGCAATGGTGGTGACCTTACTAAAATTGAAGGCGGTAGTATCGCGGCAAATACTATTACTGCCAACAAGCTAAATATTGGTCTTCGCGGAATTGATATTTCAGATATCGAATTTCAATGTGATAAGCCTGTAGCAAACAGAATTACTTGGACTACTGGTACTATTACCTATGTTAATGATGTAGGTTCACCCACCCAAGTTACCATTACTGCTGGTAATGCTGATTGGTCAGGTAGTATTCTTTATATTTATTGGATTAAAGGTGGCACTGTTCTCAATGCCACAACTGTTCCCGCTACTGCTTACGCTACGAATAACATTGTTTTAGCTACCTATACTGGCGGAACTAGTATGGTGGTAAATTATGGTCGGACGATTATTGATGGCGCTAATATTATCACTGGCACTATTGACGCTAACCGTATCAAAGCTGGTAGCGTCTTAGCTGATAATGTTCTCATTGGCACTGGTGTTAGTGGCCTTACCGCTGGTGATATTGCGCTGTGGGCTTCCACTACCGACCATACGTTTATTGACGGTGGTAAGATTTATGCTAATTCAATCACTGCTGCTCAATTAACAACAGGGACTCTTATTTCAACGTCAGCGCAGATTGGTGATTTGACTGTCACAAGAATTAAGATTGCTGGCGGTCAGATTATTACGCCAAGCGTTACTGAAGGTTCAGATACCTTTATTACAAGCACCGCTGGTACAGACATTCTAGCTAGCTCTGCGGTAACGGTGGGTGATGCTACTGATGGTAAAGCACTTGTTACTATTTTTGGTTGGATGGATTTCAGTGCTGACAAAGATATCGTCGCTGCGATTGACCTATACGTTGCGACTAATGGTGGCGGCTATGTTCTTAAAAAGACTGTCAAAGCTGGCACTAATACTACTGGTGGTTCTACTTATGCATTCATTCCTTTCAGTGCTAGCTTCACTGTTTCAGGCGTCCAGACCGTGCAAGTAAAGATGGTTGGAAGACAGGCGGTTATCGGCGGATCAGACTTTAAAACTAGTGTCTGTCGCGGACCTACTATCGTTATTCAGGGAGCGGCTAGATAATGCGTTATGGTTACTTTGATGCTGATGGAATCTGTTTAGCTATTTCTACTAATGAACTAGAAAGTCCCAATTATATATATCAAATTTCTGTGCCTGATGATGGAACTCCTTCCGATTTTTGGTATGACATTTCTAAGAAAAGAGTGGTAAGTACGCAACAGGGATTTGAGTTACTTAAAATGCTTAGTTGTCCTGCTGTAATGAAACTGGGTGAAAGTTATACCCTCAATATTCCTGAAAACTGTGTGTTGGAGGTAGATGGCACTCGCTATAAGAAACAAGTCACTTTGACCTATAACATTCCAAGAAAGGTTCTTTTATTTGTTAAAGGGCCTTGGGTTGGTGACGTAGTAGTTGATGTTAATAGTTACATTGAAGATAGACTCACAGCATATCCTACCGTACAAGAGCAACTTGATATGCTTTACCATTTAGGATTCGATGCTTGGAAAGCGGAGATTACTAAGATTAAAGAGAAGTATCCTAAGCCAGAAGACCTCTAAGGTTGCTTGATTGATTAGTAAGGAGTATAATTCCTAGTTAAAATAGGAATTGACTCATGCAAGTTTCACAAGCAGGTATAAACTTAATCAAAAAGCATGAGGGTTTAAAATTACGGTCTTATCTTTGTCCTGCTGGTGTATGGACGGTCGGATATGGTACCACTGGCCCTCAGATTACAAAGAACCTAGTTATTACTAAAGACCAAGCAGAAAACTATCTAAAGGCAGATTTAGTTAAATTTACAAATGGTGTATTAGCCGCTGTTGCTCCTGCTGTTCCTAGCCAAAACGAATTAGATGCTTTTGTTTGTTTCGCATATAATGTTGGACTAGCTAATTTCAAGAAATCTACTCCATGTAAATCGTTTAAGGCTGGCAACAAAGAGGATGCCGCTAGAGGTTTTATGCTTTGGACAAAGGCGAAAGACCCGAAGACAGGCAAGCTAAGAGAGCTTCCGGGCCTTGTAGCGCGTCGTACAGACGAAAAACAACTGTTTATGGCAAATAGTGACGACACACAGGTAGAACGCGCTGTAACGGCTTCTAAGACGACTACGGTTCCTGAAACGAGCGTTGTTCCAGAACCCCCAAAACCTCTTGTTCAATCAAAAGAGATTATTGGTGGTGTTGTAGCTGGTGCTGGTGGCCTTGGTCAAATTATTAGTAGCTTTACTGCTAGTGATTTGGAACAAGCCAAAACAGGAACACAGACTCTTCAACAGGACGCTAACAATTCTGCTTTCTTTAAGCATATTCACGTTCCAGAAATTGCCGCTGGCTTAACTGTAACACTGAGTATGTTAATTATTTGGAAAAGATTCGCTGATCGTAACAAAGGCGTTCGGTAATGCTAAGCGGGTTGTATATTAAACTTATTGCCTCAGCGATAGTTCTTGCTGTTGTGGGTGGGGCGTATTTTTATGTTACTGGTTTACAACATAAAGTAACGCAGCTTACCGCTGACAATCAAACTCTTGCCAACGATAATAGGAGCCTAAAGGATACTATCGAAGCCGAGAGAACAATGAATGATAACATCACTAAAGTTGCTCAAGCCGGTGATAAGCAAAGAGAACAAAATAAGAAAGAATACCAAACCCATTTGAAGAATATTGATGATAAAGTTAAGGCTGGCAAAGATAGACCAGTAGGCCCTCTATTGCAGGAATTCTTTAATGAATAAGTGGTTAGCTTTATTACCAATATTAGCATTTTGTTTTATGATGATATCTCTTACTGGTTGTGCCGGTAGAGTCCATACGGAAATCGTTAGACCTCCTCTAAATATTCCTGAGCAAATGTATCAATGTGAGGATGGTATTAATCGGCCTACTGGTCAAACCATTATGGAGTCTGAAGTAGCTCGCTATATAGCTTCAATAGAATTTGCAAACAAGGATTGCAAGTTAAGACTCAAAGAGCTTGCGGTGATTATAAAGTGCTACAATGATAAAAACTGTAATGTAGAGAAGCTAATCGAGTATGTTGGGTTGATACGGGAACAGAAATAAGTTTATATCAGGTTACACTCCAAAATTTTCCAACGATTCAATTTTGATTTTAGAGATTTTGATAAGGGAGATTTAGAGAGATAAATTTAAGGTTTTAATTTTTGACATTAGAGGAAAAAAAGACACCACGAATTCTGCTGTTGGACATTGAGACAAAACCTCTCATTGTTTACGCTTGGCGAATGTATGAAGAACTTAATTCTCTAGAAAAGGTTATTGATACAGGTGGCCTGTTATGCTTTGCAGCTAAATGGCTTGGTGAAAAGGAAAAGCACTTTTATTCAGAATGGGAACATGGCCGCGACGTAATGGTTAAAGCGGCACATAAACTTCTTTCTGAGGCTGATGCAGTTGTGACCTACAATGGCGAAAAGTTCGACCTTCCAAAGCTTCAAGCTGAATTTGCAATGGTCGGCACTGGCACTCCTCCTCCCCTAACCAGCATTGATGTTTACAAAACGACAAAAACCATGGGCTTTGTTTCTAAGAAGCTGGATTTTGTTGCTAAAGCTCTAGGTTGCGGTCAGAAGGTCGAGCATGAAGGAATGGCACTTTGGCATAAAGTGTTGCAAGGCAATTCTAAAGCTCGTAAGAAGATGAAAAAATATAACATCGGTGATGTTATCTTACTTGAAAAGGTTTATCTAAAGATTAGACCTTTCATTAAGAACCATCCTCATATGGGTTTCACGCCTAAGCGTGAATGTGGAGCTTGTGGTAGCTCTAAGGTCCATGTGTCTAAATGGCGCAGGACTAAAGCTATGCGAATCCAACAGCTTCATTGCCAAGAGTGCGGAAGTTACTTCGATGGGATAAGGCAGCGAATCTAATATTGAAAACTTGTTCACGTTGTAGAGAGACTAAGGAATACACCGAATTTAATCGGCAAACTAAAAGCCGTGATGGATATGGAACATATTGTAAGCCATGTGGTAAAGAGGTTTACAAGGAATGGGTTGAAAATAATAGAGAAACATACAGGGCTTCTTAAAGAAAATATAAATACTTTAAAGCAAGCAATTAAATATTTAGAGAAAGTTTAATATGGAATTTGTAAACGAAACTACACTAGAATTTACTGATATTAGCTCAGAAGCTTTTCGTGAATATGAATTTGAGAATAAGACTATTAGAATTGAATCCCCACTAAAACTTAACGTTAGCTCAAATGGCGGTCATAGGATTTTTGATAGCGCTGGCAATAGTCATTATATTCCTGCTGGTTGGCTACGCCTAATGTGGGTCGCTAAAAATGGCTCTCCCCATTTTGTAAAGTAAAATGATGGGAGAGTTTCACTGGACGCCATCATGTATCGGCACTCCGATTGCGGGCGTGAAGTGGAGAATCCTTACAGACGGTGAGTGGTTTTACATCGAATGTAAGGACGAAAAAGACGAATGCTGGCAGGGTGGTCTAGCTGGAACGAAGGAGTGGCTAGGTCTAACAGATGAGGAAGCTCGTCGCGCCTACGTGATTAAGAGCCGAAGAATGGGGCCGGTCGATGAGAGTGGAAAACGTTAGTAGTAACTTCACTTGGCATCTATGTATTTTCCCTAGGAGTTTAAATGGCAATCGTAAACGTACCATCCGCTTTCGGTAGCTATACTTGTAGCACTTGTGGCATGTATGTATCTGCTGGAAGCATTCATAACTGTCCTTCAATTTATACTACAACAACCTTTCCGGTATCAGGTATGAAACAAATTCAATGGCAAGAATATACGCCAGCTAGACCTCCCCTTACTGGCGGTGATTTTCTTATAGTTTACAATGATATGGGAGGTAGTAAAAGATGTGTAAGAGGGACTTTCCATATCAATGTTAGTTTCCAACACCAGTGGAAAGACGAACAAGGTATTTTCATTCTCCAACCCGTTACACATTATGCACAGATAGAGTTACCAATTTAATGAAAAAAGAATTTACGTTATCAAACGGTAAGCAAGGCACTATCGAATTCGATGATATGCTCGTAGATATCAAAGGCGAAGAGTGGGCTGAAGAATATATTAAAAATTATATCGCTAAATTAGAAAAAGAAATTGCTGAAAGTCAAGAATAGTATTGTGCGTATGGAGTATGATAAGATTGCTCCATAATGCATAAGGACAATTGTATGCCTACTTCTAAAAGGGGTCGTTCAAAAGACGATCTTCCCGAATTGCCCGACCTAACGGTTCCTAAATATAGTGCAACGAAGACTTTCAAACCTTTAAATAAATCGCAAGAAATTTATTACAACAAAATTAGCAACAACACAGTAACTTTTGGCCTAGGTCCAGCAGGAACCGGTAAGACTTTTGTTGCAGCTATGGTAGCAGCCGAAGCACTTAAGTCTAAACGTGTTGAGAGAATTATAGTTAGTCGGCCAGTCGTTGAGGCGGGTGAAAGTCTAGGTTTCCTTCCCGGCGACATGAAAGAAAAATTCACCCCATACATTCAACCCTTTCTTGAAGCTTTGGCTAGAATTATAGGAACCGGTCACGTAGAAGCTTTGGTTAATAATGAACGGATAGTCTTTCTACCGTTAGCTTACATGCGAGGATGGTCGTTTGAAAATGCATTTGTAATTCTAGACGAAGCGCAAAATTCAACTTCATCCCAAATGAAATTGTTCCTAACGAGAATTGGAAAAAATAGTAAAATTGTGGTCGATGGTGACGGTTCGCAAAGAGATATTGATGTTCGGGGACTACAAGATGCAGTAGAAAGGCTTGCATCTGTTAGTGGAGTTGCTATTCATACATTCCAAGTTTCAGACATTGTACGCAGCGGAATCGTTGCGGACATTCTCAAAGCCTATAGTGGCGATTACGACTTAGAAGAGTCGGATGAACAGAGAGAGGGTTTGAATACTTTTCTAAATAATTCCTAAGGCTATAATGACAGCACCATTCGATGATGATTTTAAGAATAAGATTCTATCTTTACAACTGAGAGACAGTAATTTTTGTGAGAGGGTTGATGGTTTAATTCAACCTTCTCTTTTTGAAGCAGAAATTGATAAATA